AATTTTCTTGGCTCTACAAAGGATAATAAATGGCTTCAAATAAAAACCCATCAAAAAACGCAAACTTAAGAAACCCTCGCAATCCCGATGCTCCTCTGTTCAAGAGGCTGACGAGACTGCTTTCGGGCCCAATTATAAACAGACGTTCTCAGATGCAGCGGAGATATCGCCGCGCCCAGTTGGACAAGTTCAACTTCAAATCGGCGCAGGGATTAGGATTTAAGCGCACATCATACAACCCGTATGACAACTTAAGCGCTCAAATGATGGCAAACCAGAACCGCCATGAGCGGTATATGGATTTCGATCAAATGGAATATATGCCCGAGATTGCTTCGTCGCTAGATATCTATGCCGACGAAATGACTACCGCGACAATATTGAGCCCAATGATGAAGATCGTTTGCACCAATGACGAGATAAAAGTTATCTTGGACAATCTCTATCATAAGATTCTTAACATAGATGCCAACCTGTTCGGTTGGTGTCGTTCTTTGTGCAAGTACGGTGACTACTTTCTGTACCTTGACATCGACGAAGAGTCCGGAGTAAAAAATGTTGTCGGTCTTCCTAACGATGAAGTAGAAAGACTTGAGGGAGAAGATAAAACAAATCCGAATTATATTCAGTATCAGTGGAACTCCGGTGGCCTTACTTTCGAAAGTTGGCAGATGGCCCACTTTCGTATCTTGGGCAACGATAAATATGCTCCGTACGGAACCAGCGTTCTTGAAGCATGTCGCCGCATTTGGCGCCAGCTAGTATTACTCGAAGATGCCATGATGGCATATCGTATTGTGCGCTCGCCTGAACGCCGCGTATTCTATATTGATGTTGGTAACATCCCCGCTCAAGATGTTGAGCAGTTCATGCAGAAAGTCATTACGACAATGAAGCGCAACCAAGTTGTCGACTCTGACACTGGCCGCGTCGATTTGCGTTATAACCCCATGAGCATTGACGAAGATTACTTCCTGCCTGTTCGTGGTGGAGAATCAAGCAGAATTGAATCTCTCCCTGGTGGTACATACACCGGAGATATCGATGATGTAAAGTATCTCAGAGACAAGCTATTCTCAGCCCTTAAGGTGCCGATGTCTTATCTATCTCGCGGAGAAGGCGGAGAAGAAGATAAAACAACTCTAGCCCAAAAAGACATCAGGTTCGCCAGAACCATTCAAAGGCTACAGCGTTCTGTTGTAACCGAGCTTGAAAAGATCGGAATTATCCACTTGTTTACTCTCGGCTTCCGCGGAGATGATCTCATTAACTTCAAGCTGCAGCTTCAGAATCCATCTAAGATCGCTGAGCTTCAAGAGCTTGAGCATTGGCGCACCAAGTTTGATGTGGCTTCTGCTGCAACTGAAGGCTTCTTCAGCAAGCGTTGGATAGCAGAGAACATGTTTGGACTTTCGGAAGAAGAGTTCTTGCGTAACCACCGCGAAATGTACTACGATAAGAAATTCGAAGCTAGCCTCGAATCTGCCGCAGAGGGAGAATCTACAGATGATGCCGGCGCCGGAGGCGGCCTTGGTGGCGACCTCGGCGGTGACCTCGGCGGAGACTTGGGCGGCGACCTCGGAGGGGATCTCGGAGGAGACCTCGGAGGAGATGAGGGCGGCGACGACCTTGGCGGAGATGAAGGAGGAGACGAGGGAGATGATTCAGCGCTTCTCGCAGCCCCCGCCGGTAAACGCGATGATGGCGGCCATGTCACCTCTCGCTCTAAAGGAAAAGTATACTATCCTGTGAAGGTGGACAACCGTAGAGACGGCGCCCGACGCCGACAAATGAACGCCCAGGCGGGAAATAGTATAGCAAGTAATTCAATCGAGAACGTATTTAAGGGTATGAATGATCTGACTTCACTGGGCAGAGGCATATATGAAGGACAAGATACTACTTATGATGAGGAGGTCGCACTAGTACAAGTTAGTCGCGACGTTTCTTGCCTGATAGAGAATCTCCAAAAAAGGAAGACGAAAACTGATGAAACATAATAAGAAAAGAAATACAGCATTTCTGTATGAAATCCTAGTAAGAGAATTGACATATTCTATTGTGTCAAGAAACAAGGGAAAACAGGGACGTATTGTGGAGATTCTTAAAACATATTTCTCTTCAAACACTGTCCTAGGACAAGAACTAGCCTTATGTAAGGCGTTACAAGAGACAACAGGAATAGAGAAAGACACAGCAGAAAAGATCCTTTCAGAGATTAAGCGTGTCTACTTTGGCCTAAGCCAACCTGAAATCTTCACCCAGCAAACTGAACTTATAGATACGATCAATAAGGATCTTGGCAAGAGAACATTTTCTAATTTTGTTCCGAACTTCAAAAGTCTGGCAACTATCTCGCAGATCTTTGATGATAAGGCCCCGGTCAAGTCCCGAGTATTAATGGAAGAGAAGATTGTTAAAAGAATGATCGCTCCGGAAGAATCAGCAGAAGAGCTAAAGCCTATTGATAACTTAGTGTATAAGAAGTTTACAGAAAAGTTTAACCAAGAGTACACAGGAAAGCTATCCGAAAATCAGAAAGAACTGCTAAACCGATATATTATTTCGTTCTCTGATAATGGTCTCTCACTGAAGATGTTTTTAAATGAAGAGATTTCAAGGCTCACAAGCAACTTAACAGAATCACTCCAAGTGCCCGAGATCAAAGAAGATCTGAACATGACAAGAAAAACAAATAGTGTTATTGAAATGCTCGGCGGCCTTAAAGAAAGAAATATCGATAAAGAGATGGTCACACAAGTACTCAAGGTTCAAGAGTTAGTAGCGGAGATTAATTCATAATGTCAGATCTTACTCTTAAAATGGGCGCCGCCTTAGAGCAAGACCGTGCCGAGAACAAAGTCGATGACGAAAATCCCGAAAATACCGTAGAAGTAACGCTAGACGTTAGAAAGACGATGGGCGGCAACATCGCAATTTATAATCACGAAGACGTTGATATCGTCATCGATGTAAAGAACAAGCGCATTGTTGCATTTGCCAAAGACGAATTGAATGATATGGTGTATGATGCCCAGAGTCGTATGTATGATTACCTGGGGAAGAAGGGTATCATTGACCGCGGCAGCGTTCAATCAGGAAATGTATATGGCTCGATGCAAGCAGACCTTGAGGAGCCCACCGACGGAGTAGATCCTATTCAGGTGGCGATCCTAGGCCTTACCAAATTCATCGAAGAAGAGGCTCCGAGGTTTATGTATCAGAAGATCTATGATGAACAAGAAGAGGAACGCCTCACAAACCCAGATAGCGAAAACTCCACAGAACTTGGCGATGTGCCACACAAAAGAGAAAAGGGTTCTATGCGCCCGGGCATTTACCACAACGCATATATGCACAACAGATTTTACAGAGCATAGAAAATATTTATGAACTTACTATGGTTCTCCTTAGCCTCCTACGGCTTAACCCAAATAATAGTATACGGCTCGATCTTCAACAAGGTCCGCCCCAGCAAAGAAAGCTTCCGAGGTTTAGGGAGTCTTTTTCATTGTCCAATGTGCATGGGCTTCTGGGTAGGCCTGTTTTTGTTTGGCATTAACCGTAACACAGAACTATTTACGTTTGAGTATACTTTTGCGAATGCATTAATTTGCGCAGTAGTTGGCTCAGCAACGTCATACTCCCTAAGCGTCCTGCTTAGTGATGATGGCATACAGATAGGAGTGAACAATGAACACAAACATTTGGACAGCTAAGTGGATGCTACAACCAGTGAGGCTCTGCAAGAAGGGCTGCTGACGCGAGCGGCTAGCGGCCGCTATTTATTTTTAAGAAGGAAGACACAAGAATGAGTAAGAAAGTACTTTTACAAGAATATTACGAACTGTGCGAAGGCGGCATCTGTCAAGATCTTCTAACAGAAGAAGAAAAGATGTATATCAAGACCGGCGGAACTATTCTGTCGGGCAAGCTACAAGAGGCCGATCGCAGGAACGGCAATGGTAGGGTGTACCCCAAAGACATCCTTGAGCGAGAGATAAAGAACTATCAGAAGCTCGTAACAGAAAAGCGCGCCCTTGGCGAACTAGATCATCCAGAGGATTCGGTCATCAACCTCAAGAACGCATCTCACATGGTAACCGATGTGTGGTGGGACGGCGCAAGCGTAATGGGAAAAGTAAAAGTTTTAAACACGCCTTCAGGTAAAATCTTGAAAGAGCTTGTAAACGACGGAGTTAAACTGGGGATTTCTTCCCGTGGTTTAGGATCCGTTAGAGAGAGCCAAGGAGACACCATCGTCGAGGAAGATTTTCAGTTGATCTGTTTTGACTTTGTTTCGGAACCCTCCACTCCTGATGCCTTCATGGGATTAAGAGAAAGCAAGAAATATGACGAGCCTAATGTATTCACTAAGGCTGATAAAATTAATAGACTGTTAAATGACATCGTAGGAGATTGATATGAAACTTAGTAAGAAGAGACTTAAACAAATCATCGAAGAAGAGATTACTCAGATGAAGAGAACAAATGAGGTATACGCAGGAGCCTCCATGGGCGCCGCACCTCGCCGCCCCCGCCTAGGTGGCGATTGGGCTGCCGGCCGCGGCACACCAGTAACTGACGCCGCAGTGGCGGCACTTGAGGGCATCGAGACCCCCGAGGATCTATTTCGCGCCCTTGCTGCAGAGCATAATGTGACGCTTGGAGCAGATGAGCCAGTGCCTGAAGAGGATCCGCTTGACGCCCCTATTCAGCCTTAAGGAAAAACAATGAACAAGAATGAACTGAAAAAGGCTTTGAGGCCAATTGTAAAAGAGTGCATCAAAGAAGTTCTTTTTGAAGAAGGAATCCTTTCAGGAATTGTTTCGGAAGTGGCCATTGGCCTGGGAGCGTCTCGGCAAGTTATTGCAGAAGCGCCCACACCCCGCGCAGCACCTGTTCGTGATCTCGAAGCGGAAGCTTCTACTAGACGCTCTCAAGTAAGAGCGGCTAGCCAAGGTCTCATGGAATCCATCGGCCGCGAGGCGTACGCTGGAGTGGACTTGTTCGAAGGAACAACCCCCACATCTACGGGCGGTTCAGCCACACCAGAACCTTCTGGTCCTCTGGCTGGCACAAACCCCACAGACCCAGGTGTCGACATTAGCGGTTTAGTTAGTCTCGGGAGCACTGTCTGGGATAAATTAAAATAAATGACTATTTACAACATAACCAATTTAAGGAGTTAAATAATGAGTACTACAAGCTGGCCAGGACCCGGCCTAAATCATGTCGGAGCATATCAAGTTAGCGGCCAACCATTTGCCACTGGTTCTATACAAGCAAATTCCACAGCAGTTAAAGTTTCTTTTCCACAAGTAACCCGCTGGGTGAAGATAATTAACAACAGCACAACAGATGTGTGCAAGGTGGGCTTCTCATCAGCAGGAGTTCAGGGAACAAACTATTTTACAGTAGGCAAGGGCGCCACTAAAATACCTGTCGAGAGCGACAGAATGGAACTAAAGATATCTGAAATCTGGCTATATGGCGCCAACGGCGTAGACGTTGTTGCAGGTCTAACCGCTATTCCAGTAGCCCGCGCCTCAACAGAATCAGGCACTAGTTGGTCTGGCTCATCAGGAGTCGGATAAGCACATGGCTGTTATACGACACAACCCCAAAAAGGCGAATGTATCCGTACGCGTCAGAAAAGATGAGACCGTGGAGAGAGCTATCAAGCGCTTTATAAAGAAGTGCAAGAAAGAAGGAATCCAACAGGCCATCCGAGATCGCCGCTACTTCAAGAAGCCTTCTCAGATTCGTCACGAAAAAGCGAATAAGCGTCTTCGCGATATTGATAAAGATAATAAGAAGCGCGTCGAAAAAGAAAAGAAGATGGAGAACTATAAGGGCCGCCCAAGAAAGCACAACAACAATGGCCCTAACAGAAACAACAGAGGTCCTAACAGAAATGACCGTGGGCCCAACCGGAATGATCGCGGCCCCAACAGGAACAACCGAGGCCCTAGCAGAAATAACTCGAACAAGCCCCGTCCTCAATTAAAGAGGTACGACAGGGAAAAGACTTTAAATGAAGAACGGGATAACCAGAAGAAGCCAGTTATCAATCCAGACTCTCCGTTTGCAAAGATTAAGCTAAAGAAATAAAGGATACAGAGATCGATGGGAAGAAAGTATACATGGGCGTTTATTGATACAAACGCAGCCGCTACAGCGACGTCACCGGAAGGTGGAGAGGGAGCTATACAGGTTCAAGATACTGATGGAACATTCACAGGAAGTGAGAAGCTCCGGTTTATGACGACCTCGGTTTCCCCTTCTCAGTTATATGTTAGCGGCAACATCAATGTCACCGGAGACATTAGCGCTTCCGGTGATGTATACGCCGTCAACTATAAAGTAAAGAATGTAGAAGTCATCCATGCTGCTGGTTCAACTAGCTTTGGAGACTCTTCTGACGACACTCACGATTTCACAGGCAAGCTACAGTTATCAGAGATTACAACTGCTGATGCGGACGGCCTCATGAACGGCCAAGGCGGATATCTGTATACAAAGACTGATGGCCAGCCATACTGGCGCTCTTACGAACAATCCGAGGTTAATCTTAACTCAGACATTGTAGATCTCAACAACACCTTTACCGGCGAGAACATTTTTCAA